ACTTTTCACCCAACAGAAAAACCTTACAAGCTATATAAATGGTTACTTGACAAATACGCAAAAGAAAACGATAAAATACTTGACACGCATTTAGGTTCAGGTTCAATAGCAATAGCTTGTCACGATTATGGATTTGAACTAACAGCTTGTGAGTTGGATGTTGAATATTATAACAAGGCTATTGAAAGAATTAAAAACCATACAAATCAAACTAAATTATTTTAATATGAAAATACCAACTAACAAAAAACATAATTTAAGCAGCCACAAAATAGCAGTATTATCTTATATGTTAATTTCGGAATTAAACGACATAGGTGCAAACAGCGTACTTGCAAAAGAAATTATTGACAAAGGCAAAGCGTTTGAAGAAGCACTTGAGCCTATGATAGATGCAGTATTTGAAAGTAAAGAAGTAAGTAAATCAACTTATTTAAACCAGTTAGCGTATCCAATAGATACTATTATAAGAAAAAATTATCAAAGAATTAGCGAATAATTATGAAAGGAAAATATTTAATTACAACAGACGAATGGTTTATTGCTCCTAACGGAAAACAATATAAATCAGCTTGGGGAGAAGTAGAAATAGTAAGCGATGCTATTTTAGGAATAAAAACAAATGTTAGAAGTTCTAATTGGTTTGCTAAATTAGGAAGTGAAAAAAACCATATTATAATTGCTGGTTGCCAAATACATTACGCTGTTTTATGCGATAGACCAAATACACAAAACGTAGTTGAAGATTTGTTTCACGATGGTAAACACGTTTTTAGCGAAAGAGCAACAAGAATTTTTATATTTGAATAGAAATAAAATACTAAAAAAATTTTTTAGTATAAATATAATTTTTTATATTTGCTAACTATTAATAATTAAAACAAAAATTTTATGTCAAACGTACAAGCACAAAAGAAGGGTTTTTCAGCGTTATTGGATAGCCCTACAACCAAACAAAGAATTGAAGAAGTTTTGGGCGAAAGAAAAGCGCAATTTATAACAAGCGCATTGTCTTTGTTTAATTCAAACACCCAATTACAAAATTGTGAGCCAGCCTCTATTTTCAACGCGTGTTTAACCGCAACGAGTTTAGGCCTACCAATTAACAATAATTTAGGTTTTGCCTATATTATACCATACAAAACAAAAATAGGAAACGATTTTGTTGATGTAGCACAATTTCAAATAGGTTACAAAGGTTTCAGACAATTAGCAATCAACTCAAACCAGTACAAAAACCTGGAAGTAAAACCAATTTATGAAGGCCAGTTAGTTGAAGACGATAGTTTTGGCGGTTTTCACTTTAATTGGAAAGAAAAAAAGTCTGAAAAGGTTATTGGATATGCGTCTTATTTTCAATTGCTTAACGGCTTTGAAAATACGTTTTATTTAAGCATTGAAGATATTGAAAAGCACGCTAAAAAATACTCTAAAAACTTTGCTAAATACGGTACTGGTTTATGGAAAGACGACTTTGAAAAAATGGCTAAAAAAACCGTGGTTAAATTACATTTGAATAGTGGTTTTGCGCCTTTGAGTATTGAAATGCAAAAAGCCCAGGAAACAGATCAAAGCGTAATTAGTGAAACTGGCTACAAATTTGTAGACAACGAGCCAATTGACTTGAATGAATTAAACGCCAGTGAGGAAGATAAAAGAACCCTTGACTTTTTAAATAAGGTGCAAACCCTTGACGCTTATATGGAATTAAAAGATAGCGTACCGCAAGAAGTTTTTACAAGATTAGAAAAACATTTTATAAATATTGAAAATCAACTAATTATTAACCAACAAACAAAATAAAAATGGAAGTAACTGGAAAATTAATCTACAAAGGCGAAACGCAACAAGTAACAGAAAAATTCGCAAAACGTGATATTGTTATTGAAACGCAAGAAAACTACCCTCAGCAAATTAAATTAGAGTTGCACCAGGATAGAACCGACTTAATAGACGCATACAACCTGGAAGAAATTATAACAATTTCATTCAATTTACGCGGCAGAAGTTACCAGGATAAAAACGGAGTAACTCAGTACGCAAATACGCTGCAAGCCTGGAGTATAAAAAGATAAAAATTAAAATAAAACAAAACAAAGATTATATGTCAAATACAAGTTTAAATTTCGAGAATTATTTATTTAGATGTTCAAGTCTTGGAAAGTTAATGGTTGGTATAAAACCAGCCTTAACTTCAAACCAAGAGGCAGAACTTCAAAGACTATTGGAAAAGAATAAGGAACGTAAAATTACTGAAAGGCAAATTGTTACCTTAGGTGAATTATTGGCTAAGAAAAACGCTAAAAACGACCTTTCCGTAACTACAAAAAACTATTTAGATGAAATTCATAAACAAGTTTTATTCAAAAGAAGAAACGCTCTAAAAAACAAATACCTTGACAAAGGAATACAAGTTGAAGAACAATCTTTGACTTTATATTCAAAGGTTTCAAATTTTCCATTTTACAAGAACGAAGATTTTTTTAAAAATGATTTTATTTGCGGTACGCCAGACAATTGCAAAGGCAAGGTTCGTGATATCAAATCTTCCTGGGACTATACTACTTTTCCGTTTTACGATACTGAAATTAAAAACAACGATTATATTTGCCAGTTGAACGGATATATGGAATTAAACGGCTTAAACGAGGCCGAACTTATTTATTGTTTAGTAGATACGCCGTTTAAAATGATTAACGATGAATTAAGGCGTGCGGACTGGAAATTTAATATAATGGATAACGACGGTAATATTAGGCCAGAAAGTATTAAGTTAGTTACTGAAATCGTTTCAAATATGATTTACACTAACGAGGGCTTAATGAATTTTTGTGAAGAAAATGCTGCGGTGAAATTGGAATGGTTTGAAAAATTTAGAGAAATACCAGAAAATTTACGAGTAAAAATATTCACTATTCAAAAAGATGAAAACTTAATCAAAACGTTATACTCACAAATTGAAAAGTCAAGGGAGTATTTAACCAATTTGAGCTTGGAAATAGCCAAAAATTTTGAAATTAATGTATAAAATAAACATAAAGCCCTTGTCAGTAAATGAATGCTGGCAAGGGCGTCGTTTTAAAACCATATCTTACAAGAAGTACGAGCGTGATATGTTATTAATGCTACCAAAAAAAACGTTTAAATTTGACAAATTTTCAATAGTTGTTGAGTTTGGTTTCAGTACGGTACTGGCAGACATAGACAATCCATTAAAACCGTTTATTGACGTTTTACAAAAGAAGTATAACATAAATGATAGAGACGTTTATTCTTTGTCAGTTTCAAAAAAAGTAGTACCGAAGGGTACTGAGTATATTAAATTTAAAATTTCACAATATGAATGATTTATTTCAAGGTTTGCCGCAACCTAAAACGGCCACACAAGAAGTTTTATTGACACTTATTTTGCAAGGAAACGTTTCAATATTTGATTTCGCTTGGATGTCTGGTTTCAGAACCAGAATAAGTAATTTAAAACTAGATTTTGGTTTGAAATTAGAAACCATAAAATTAAATTCAAAAAACAAATACGGAAATGCCTATACTTATTGTAAACATAGCTTACCAGCGGAAGAAAAGCAAGGCGCTATTGATCTATATTTAGAACTCTGGGCAAATACTAAATAATGATAGAAGTTGAGGTTGTAAAATTGGATATGAAAGGCGTCTGCGTTGAGGTTAAGACTATGTATTTAAACGACTGGAAGGCCTTAAAAAAAGAACCGAATTTTATTTACAGAGCATACCAAATAAATTTTCATAGTTTTATTGTTGGTATCTAAATTTTTTTTTCTATATTTGCTGAACAGTAATGAAGTGGAACGCATTACAAAAGTGAAAATATTATACAAAATCCTATTCAGGCGGTACGTTCCACAACTCTACCAAATGAATGGGATTTTTTTATTAACTAAATTAAATTAATTTTATGAAACATTCAATTATTAACGAACTTTACAATTGCGATAGAATTTTAAGTATCTTAGAGTTTGACGGAGAGGTAGTTGTTCAAATCGAGGTTTTTTCAAAATCTGAAAAAAAATTAATAACAGAGGAAAGATTTTCATTATCAAAAGAAAACTTACATTCATTTATTGGCGTATTACTTCACGTTCAATCAAAAATGAAAGGAGGCAAAAATGGCTAAGGAATTACCGTACTTTAAATTTGAGCCAGCGGAATATTTAACTAAGGATATTTCATTTTGTAGTTTATCAGCCCAGGGCTTATTCATTAACATTTGTAGTTATTATTGGCAAAGAGGTTGCCAACTTACAAAAGAGCAACTTTTAAGAAGGTTAAACCACGAAACAGAACTCGAAGAACTTATTGGCGAGGGTGTTATTGATTTAATAGAAAACAATATATTTATTAAATTTTTAGACAATCAACTTAATGAAGTTGAAAATAAAAGCAAAACCAATTCAGCCAATGGTAGCAAGGGCGGAAGGCCTAAAAAAAACCGAACTGAAACCGAAACGAAACCGAATGAAAACCCAAACGAAACCGAAACCATAAGCGAAACAAAAGGCATAAGAGAAGATAAGATAAGATTAGATGAAATAAAAGAAGATGAAATAAAAGAAGATGAAAATATTAATACGGCTTTGCCTTTTTCATTTTATAATTCTTTAATCAAATACGGCTTTCATAAAAATTTAGTTTCGGACTGGTTGAAAGTCAGAAAAGCAAAAAACGCGTCAAATACAGAAACGGCCTTCAATAATTTTATAAAAGAAATTGAAAAAAGAAATTTTGATTTGAACGAAATTTTAGAATTTATAATTGTAAAAGATTGGAAAGGTTTTAAATGGTCCTGGTATGACACAGAAATGGAAAAAGAAAAAAATTCCGCGCAAAAAGAAAAAGTAGTTGCTGGAAGGCAAACAATGGAAACCATTCAACAAAATTTAGATACAACTGGCTTATATGTTCCGAGCCTACAAAATAAATAAAACTATGGAAAATCAAATTCAAATTTCAAATTCAGAAAACTTTTATTTACAAAAGCGAGAAGAAATTCAAAACGAAATAAATTTGCCTACTAAAACTTTTATACAAAAAAGTTACGATTTCAAAAAAATTAAAGAAATCAAAAGTGATCCGAATTTTATTTTTTTAGTTTCTGGCTGGATAGCGCAAACGTCAATTTTAATGGAAATTAAAAACCCAATTGATAGTTTTACAAAGCAAGATATTATCAATATGCTTGACGGCTACTGGAGTAGTTTTACGCTGGAAGAAATGATTAAGGCTTTTGAACTTGAAAGGTTCGGACAGTACAAAGAAACTACAGAGCATTTTCAATTATTTAATGCGTCGTATATTGCTAAGGTTTTTAAAAAATACCAGAATTGGAAACACGATAAAAAAATTGAACTAAATATTTCAAATCAAAATACCGATATGGAAAGCGCACTCACACAAGAGCAAAAATTTGAAATAATGTCTAATGCTATAAATGAAAAATATTTGCATTATGTAAACACTAAGCAAGTAAGCGAACCATATACGCATATATTTTCAGAACTTATCGAACGTGGAATAATAAAAACACCTACGGTACAAACGCCAAAACTATCAATGTATTTTGAAAATAAACTCACCCAGGCGGCTGAGGAATTAAAAATTGAACTTCAAGGCAAAACGGAACCAGATAAAATAAAAAGAAAAAATATCCAGGGCGTATTGAATAGTATTTTAGAAAACAACCCAAACGATAGCGCGAAATTAAAAATTGAAATACGAGCCAAAAAACTAGTGTTAATCGATTTGTTTAATAAGTACCTAGAATTAAACTCAGAAAAAATAGTATGATACATTTAAACTTATATAAAATTTTGCTATTAGTGGCAAACTACTATGATCTAACAACTGAGGAATTAATAGGGAAGTCAAGGTTATCAAAAATTTCACACGCCAGACAAGTATATTTTTATTTAGCCAGAAAACATAGTTTAAAGTCCTACGATGAAATTGCTGAACTTGTGAACAGGAACCACGCTACGGCTATTCACGGTGAGAAAACTATTAAAAACCTTTTGGAAGTTGATAAAAAATATAAAAAAGAAATATTTTTAATAAGGGAAAACATAGGTAATGACCTGATTGTTAGAGAGGTAAACTTATTAAAACTATGTAAAAATTACGCTGAAAGTTTTGTGTTATAGAAAAAACTTTTTAAATAAAAAAATTTATTTTAAAAAACTTTTATATAATCTTTGCACTGTAATTAAATAACAAATAATTTAAAACAAATTAAAATTATGGAATTTAAAGGAACAAAAGGAAAGTGGAATTTATTAAGCAATGTATCTTGGTGTGAAATACAAACAGAATCACCAATAAAAAGTATTTGTGCTATAAATAAAAACATTGAAGAATATGAAGCCAACGCATTACTAATATCAAAAGCACCTGAAATGTTGGAAATGTTGAAAGAATTATATGGGGCTATTAGTATTTATAATGAAAATAATGATTTACCAAAATATATTACAAATGAAATGGCAAAATCATATCAACTAATCAAAGAAGCAACAGAAATCTAAAACAAAACATTATGAAAGTATTTTTATTCGCAGCATTTTTACTAACAGTAGTAAGTTGTTCAAAACCAGAAACAGAAAATTGTACCAACGTAGTAGTTAAAGAAAAACTTAAACAAGATTTCAACGGTGTTACATTTGCAGAAACAACTTATAAAAACACTTGCACAGGAGAAACATTTATAGTAAACCTTTATTAATTATGAAAGCAAAACTAACATTATCAGACGTATTACTAATTACAGTTTATTGGGTAGTATTTTTTACAACATTATTTTTTATTTTATAGTTATGAAAAAAGAAAAAGAAAAAGGTATTACTATTACTTTCGTTGGTAAACAAGAACCTAACATAATTAATAATTGGTTAGATGAAAATGGAAATATTGAAATAGCTAAACAAGTTGAAAAGGAAGCTAAAGATTTATGCGAACAAGAAACACTTGAAGAAGCTGCAGAAAGAATATTATTTGAGAACACTAAAAATTTAGAAATAAGATACAGAGGTGGTAGATATAGTGTTATTAAATCTATGTTAGATATTGCTAAATGGCAACAAGAACAAGACAAGAAAATGTATAGTAAGGAAGAGGTAATAAAATTCGGGCAATGGCTAACCTTATTTGATAACTTACGAAACGAAAATAAATATGTAATAAAACAACTACTTAAACAATTTAAAAACAAATAAGATATGCCAACAACAAGATACGAAATTTACATTAAAGGATTATTATGCTTTGTAAATAATACTCGACAAGAGTTTGAAAAAGTTTGTTCAGATATGGATACACTAAAAATTGATTACACAGCTAAAATTATTAATTTAATTTAAAAACAGATAACATTATGAAACAGACAGAAACATTTTGCGAATTTTGTAACGAATTAAGAGGCTACAGAATAATCAATAAAAAAGGATTTGAAGTGCCTAAGTACATAGCTTACTGGAAAGGATTAAACGCTATACAGATCAAAGAACGTTTTACACTTCAAAAAAGATAAAATATGAATTACACAATTCAAGAAAAAACCCAGTACATAAAAGATTTCAATTGCTTACCGCCGTACTTTCCAACCAGGGAAATTGATAAAATTGTAATCAAAACCGAAAGCGGAACCTTGCATACTTATATAGGGGCAGCAGAATTATGTATGGCACACGATATAAAAACGAAAAATCTCTGGCGTATATTTGCACATCACAAAGGATTAGAAGTAATTTCAATTGAAACGGTTGTTATAACAAGCAACCTGGATAGAAAAAAAATGATTAAAAAATTACGAATAACTTTTGGAAAAACAAACAACGAATTAGTATATCTAAAAGACGATGAACTATACCAACTTTGGAAAAAATTAACTTTTAAAAATTAAAACTATGAAAAGAATATTATTATTAGTAACACTTGCTATTGGAATGGTAGCGTGTTCAACAGATGAAGTACCAACAACACCAACTACAAAACCTTGCAATTGCTTAAAGCAAACGTGGGTTAAACCAATACTATCACCTTCAACAGCTTGGTATTTTAATGGCGATACGGAATTTTATTCTAACAACTGCGCTGATAACGGAAAAGTAATTCCAGGTAACTCAGGTCAAGGTGTTGAATTTCAATACAGAATAAAATGTAATTAAATTTAAACCGATATGTAATGTATCGGTTTTTTTGTATATTTGTAGATAAAATACTTTACTATGGGAAAGCATAAATACATAGAAACTCCTGAAATATTATGGGAACATTTTACAAATTATAGAAATTATGTAAAATCAAACCCAATTATAGTAAAAGATTGGGTAGGTAAAGATGCAGTAGACGTATATCGAGAAAAAGAAAAACCACTTACAATTGATGGTTTTGAATGTTGGTGTTATGACCAAGGCATAATAAGCCATTTGAGTGATTATTTTGCAAACTCTGACAATAAGTATTCAGAATATTCGACTATCTGTTCACGTATACGCAAAGCAGTTAGAACAGACCAAATCGAGGGTGGTATGGCTGGCATATACAATCCAAGTATAACACAACGTTTAAATAGCCTTACTGAAAAAACTGAAAACACTATTATAACAGAGCAACCTTTATTCCCTGATTAATGTTTGTTAGAACTACTGTAATAAATAAAATAAAGAATTTGACAAGATTTGTCAAAGGTATTCAAGGAGGTACCTCAGCTGGTAAAACATTTGGGGTGATTCCTGTTTTAATTGATATTGCAGCTAAAAACAAACTAACTGAAATATCTGTAGTTGCTGAAAGCATTCCACATCTTAAACGTGGTGCAATGAAAGACTTTAAAAAAATAATGATTGAAACAAATCGTTTTGTTTATAGCCGATGGAATGCAACAGATTTTAAATACACTTTTCAAAATGGTTCTCAAATAGAATTTTTTAGTGCTGATAACGATAGCAAGTTACGAGGTGCAAGACGTGATTATTTGTATATGAATGAAGCAAATAATATGACATTTCACGCTTATACTGAATTAGCATCGAGAACAAAGCAAGGAGTTTATTTAGATTGGAATCCAGTAAACGAGTTTTGGTTTCACACCGAATTAAAAGAAGATAACGATGTGGATTTTTTAACTGTTAATTATTTAGATAACGAGGCTTGTCCTGAAAGTGCATTGAATTTTATTTTAAAAGCAAAAGAAAAAGCAGCTACTTCTTCATATTGGGAAAATTGGTATAAGGTTTATGGACTTGGGCAAATAGGTTCGCTTGATGGTGTTATATTTAACAACTGGCAAACGATTGATAAAATACCTAACGATGCCCGTTTACTTGGTTATGGAATTGACTTTGGTTATACAAATGATCCAACAGCAATAGTTGAGGTTTATAAATGGAATGAAAAAAGAATACTTAACGAAATATGCTACGAGAAAGGTTTAACCAATTCACAGATAGCAAAGCGTATTAATACTAAAATGCCAGCGTATTGTGATAGTGCTGAACCAAAATCAATAGCTGAATTAAAATTGCACGGTTTAAACGCTATTGCAGTTACAAAAGGAGCTGACAGTATAAACTATGGTATAAGTATCATACAGGAAAACAACTACTTTGTAACAAGTCAATCCACTAACTTAATATCTGAGCTTCGAAAGTACGCTTGGGATAAAGACAAGAAAACAGGAACTACTTTAAACAAACCTATTGACGATTTTAACCACGCAATTGACAGCTGGAGATATCACGAAATGATGACACTAGGAACGCTTAAAAAAGCAAACTCAATACGTATAAAAGTATGAAGCAAATAAACGTATTACAGTACACTAAATTAAGTGAGGTTGATAAATTACCTTATGTAATGCTTTTTACTTCTTTAAAAGCAAAGGAATGGCTTAAAATAGATATAAACAAACTAACTTATAACGAGGTTCGTAATATATTCAAACGATTATCTACAGCAAGCGAAGTAGAAGACGTATTTAAAATCTTTGAAATGGCTTTAAAAATAGAAGAAATTCAATTTTATGAGTTACCTTTACAAAAGTTTTTTCAAATAAAAAAATATTTAAACAATTATTTTGTAAATTTGCAAAAGAAGGAAACGCAATTGCTTCAAACAATTAGCGAAGATATCGGAATTTGGGAGATGGCTGGAGGTGATTCGCTTAATGAGTTCGGAGATGTATTACCACTTTCACAATTAGCAAAGATATATGGAGGTTATCCGTTTGACTATGGGGAAAAAAAGTATATTGAAATAATTTATTTATTGCGTATGAATAATGTGCAATCAAAAGTAGAAGCGGAATACCAAAAATTAAAAAGTAAAAAATGAGTAATAAGTCAAAAATAATATTAAGGGATTATATTCGTGCAATACCTACGCATATAAATAAAAATGAAGTATCTTTAAAGGTAACCGAAAAGATATACGATGACGTTAAGCACTTATTAAAAAATGGTTGTTTCAAAGGAATTAAATTATATTGTTAATGGCAGATTTAGTTAGAATATTAGAAAGTGTTTGTAATGCAAACGATACCGAGTTTCACTATGGTAATAAGTCGCATTTGAATTTAATAGATGCAAACTCAGACTTATGTCCAGATAAAGTGCATTTGCTTTTATTCCCTTTGCGACGTGGCAATGTAGTAGATAATGCAAGGGTTTATAATGGTAATTTCTTTTATGTAATGCCAGATGACTTTGCACAGGAATATCACAACGAAACAGAACAAGAGCAATGCGAAGCGAAATACACTTCAAGAATAGAACCATTAATAAAATCATTAGACTTATTAGAGCAAAAGTTAAAATGGTGCAACGATATTGATATAGTTAGTTTTGAAAGCGTTGATGCTATTGATGTACTCGATGCTAATATGTCAGGGCTTTGGGTAACATTCCAATTTAGAGTTTATGAGTAGTAAAGTTTTATCAAAGGAATTTGAATTATTAAAAGACGATTTAATAAAAGCATACGATGCAAAAGGAATGCGTGCAAGTGGTAAGTTTGCCGAAACCCTTGAGGTAAAAGTAAACGGATTAACAGCGCAACTATGGGGCGAAAGTTACGCACAACAATTAGAAACAGGGCGTAAAGCTGGAGCGTTCCCACCAATTAGCGCAATAGAACAATGGATTAAAGACAAAGGCATAGCAAACAGAATACAAGGCGAAATATCAATTACTAGTTTAGCATTTTTAATAGCTCGTAAGATAGCACAAAGAGGTTGGAAACGTGAAGAGTATGGCGGTGTGGAATTAATTAGCGAAGTGGTTACAGATGTACGTATTCAAAAGATTATAGATGAGGTAGGAGTTGAGCAGGCTATGATATACAGTACCGAGATTATAAATTTAACAAAAGAATTAGCAATATAATGGCGATAGTATTTGAAAAACAATTAACACTTACGGATTTATTATTTTCATATAATAACAATACCGTAACTTTTAAAAGCAACTCTAGCTTAACAGTAAGAAAAGCAACTTTAACCTTTAATGGATTAGTATTTACTTTATTTCCAGACCCTGCAAATAAATTCTATTTTAATTTTAAATATAGTATTTCAACTTTATTGAATGGTATAAATAACTTTTCAGACCAAACTAATTTAGATATTGTAACACCTATTGCTAATGATTTTAAAACTCGAGTATTAAATGATGGTGGAACTTTTGAAGCTTACGATTGTTTAATTGCTCAAATTACAGAATTAGGAGTTGATCCGATTATTGATTATACCGATTATATTTTTAATGATTTTGAAGTAACTTATAAAATATTCTTTACAAACGATACAAGCGAAACACAAACGGTTACTTACAACTTTTTAAGTGCTTATGTAAACTATCAAGATTATAAAAAATTATACCCGCAATATCCTTTTCAAGTTGCAGGTCAATATCTTTTAAAACCAATTACTTATTTAAAAAGTTGGTTAGGCTATCCGTTTGATATTACATATTATAACGGACTTTTAAACAATATTTCAGTAGGTACAGTTTTAGCTGAAGCAGGAACGTATTTAAAATCATTTGAATATACACTTACAACAACACCTACAACAAATAAATTTTACACACCTTCAAATACCTGGACTAGAGTAGTAGGTCAATATGTGGATTTTAAATTTAATTCAACAGGTTATGAAGCGTTTTTTAATTCAATAGCGGTTGGAGATACAATTAAAATTAATTCAGGTATTGCAAACGGTTGGCAATATGAAGTATTTAGCATTTCAATAGTTGGCGCAGTTTATAATTTAAACTTAAAAATTACACAATCTGGAGTTAATGCTGCTGATGAATTTACGCAAGTACCATTTACTTTTGCAATAGCAAACGATGTTGTTGATAGTGAAACATACACAAATGATAAACGTATTAATAGGATTATATTCTCAAATGGCAATGAATTAATAACATTAGAAAACGGATATAATCAAATGCTAATTAATAGTACTGAATTTTACATAGAGCAGATTTCAGACGCTTGCGACGGTCATTATTTAAAATGGTTAAATTCATTCGGTGGATGGAACTATTGGCTATTTAACAAAGGTAACGATACACTAACTACAAAAGATTTAGGCACAATTTTTAATGACTATGAAGACGTTGTAGATACGATTTCGCCTTATGTGGCTATTGGTAAAACTTCTGAAAATAATATAACTGTAAGACAAGATAACATAACACCTCAAGAGTTTTTAATTCTTAACGATATTTTAGAAAGTCCAAAAGTATATTTATTTACAGGATTACAAAATGAAGTAGTACAATTAAACGACTGGTTAGAAGTTACAATAAAGTCGGGAGCTTTTAGAGTTTCAAACGCAAGAGAAAAAATGACTAACTTAAATTTAACGATTGAATTACCAGCTAATAATACTAAAACGCTATGAGGTTAATAATTAATGGTATCGATATTGAATTAACTGATAAGCAAACTATTTCAAGAACTTTGCAGGTTAATGATATTTTGACTTTGTCAAATAGACAAACCAATTATACCAACACATTTTCAATTAAAAAGACTGATAAAAACAAACAGACTTTTGATATGTTAGGAGTTGTTGGCGCTACTTCTTTTTTACCTTACCAAAAAAACGAATGCTATCTTTATACAGATGATGGCGAGTGTATGGTTTACAAAGGTTGGGCTGTAATTCAAAGTACCGATAAAGAATATAAGATTAATATTTACGATGGTAATATAGATTTGTACAAAGCAATCGAAAACAAAAGTTTAGCAGATTTAGATTTAACAGAACTTGATCACGTAAAAAATTTATCTAACGTTGTTAATTCATTTACATCAAATTTACCTTACAAGTATTTAGTTGCAGATTACAACGGTGAAATGGTTTACAATACCAATAGGATAAATATTGATTACATCGTACCAAGTGCAAAGGTTAGTTATTTATGGAATAAGATATTTACTGAAAACGGTTTTACATACAGCGGAAGTGTTTTTAATACTATAGATTTTACAAATCTTTGGTTAAGTTACCCAAAATTTACAGAGAATAATATACCACCTACTAAAATATTTGAGGGTAGCACTTCAACACTAACAGGAACTACAGCAACAATCCCATTAAAATTTGACCAGACTATTGTAATTGACAATATACAAGACGTAAACAAACAGCAATTTATAATAAGTGAAGACGGTGGTTATAGGATTGAAGTAACTGGCAACGGAGCTATAACGTATCAAGTCTTGAGAACAGGACCTTTCAACAATGTTACTTCATATCAAATTTATAACTATGCACGCATTTTAAAAAACAACGTTTTAATTGGTTATACATTTGACGGTGCAATAGATATTCCCCTTATAATTGGCGATGTTATTACGATTGAGTTTCCGCCTGTAGCATTAGGAATTTATGATACGTTAATTAATACTACTTATAGCGGTAATTTTACTTTAATTTTTTCGCAATTTATAGGACAAGTTGTTTCTTTTTCAGATGAATTAAAGGACTTCAGTATTAAAGATTTTATAACTGAAATACTTAATCGTTTCGGTTTAACTCCATTCAAAGACAAATACGAAAATCATTATAGATTTTTAACACTACAGGAACTTTTACAAAATAATACTGTAATTGATTGGAGCAGAGAACATAATAAATTTGTGGAAAAAATATCTGAAAAATATATTTTTGGTAGTTATGCACAAGAAAATAATTTCACGTACAAATATAATGATAGCGAAAGTGATTATTATAACAGCGAAATTTTAATTGATAATGTAAACCTAGCAGACAACAAAGTAGTTGTTAATTCACGTGTTTATGCTCCAGAAAAAGAACGTACTACATTAATACACGATTTGCAAACAAACGTTTATAAAGTATGGAATAAAGAAATAAAAGAGGGTGGAAGTATTACTTACAAAGGACTTTCTAAAAGATATTATTTAATGCGTGAAGCATCGCATACTTTTACATCACCTACTCAAATAGGTAGTAAGGTTTTAGGAACGCATCAAACAATTACAACTGTACCGGTTGAAAGTTTTTATAATTTAAGAATGGAGGATGTTGTAAGAAATTACTACGCTACAATAGGAGCTGTTTTAAACTATTCAAAAATAATAGAGGCTTCAATATACCTAAACGAAAAAAACATATCCGATATGGATTTTAGTAAGCTATATTGGGTAAAACAATTAAGTAGTTATTTTCTTTTGAATAAGGTAAACAATTTTATCAAAAAAGGAATTACAAAAGTAGAACTTATAAAAGTCGATTATACGCCAATTATTGATGATGATAGATACGCTAGTGGCACAATTAATGGAGCTATAAATTTAGTACCTAAATTACATTTTGGTTTTAACCAAAGGCAAATAATAGCATCTGTAGGGCAAACAATTACAATATACCAAGATACTGTTTATAATGAAAACGAATATTATGTACCTTCGTTAGTTTCTGCTGGTGCTACAATAACACAATTAGATTTAAACTTAATTAAGGTTTCATTTGCAAGTACAGGATCTAAAACATTAAGCGCAACAGTAGCAAATAATGACCGTACAATAGAAATAAATTCAAACGTTTTAAACATAACAATAATATAATGGCAAAGGTAGTTATAGCAGAATTAGAAATTGACATCACCGCACTTTTAAAATCTACTTCAGATTTAAAAAAAGAAATTGATGCGCTTAAAAATACACAAAAGGATTTAGCTGCAAGTGGGCAATCTACTAGCGAAGCGTTTGTAGCAAACGAAGCGGTTTTAAAATCTTTAAATAGTGCCTATGCTTCAAATGTAAAAGTAATACAAGAAAGTGGACAAGCAACTAAAACACAAGCGGATCAAGCGCAACTTGTAACAATGGCTTTAAATACAGAAGTAACATCTATTGCTGAGGCACGTCAACAAAATCAGTTACTTAATAAAATGCGTAACGAAACGAATGTTACTACAAAAGAAGGACAAGCGCAACTAACCGCATTAAATGCTAAATTAAATCAAAACAACGATTTTATAAAAGAAAATGCAGACCAGTATTTAAAGCAAAAAATTAATATAGGTAATTATTCTGAAAGTATAAAAGATGCTGCCCAAAGTATGAACCCATTAAACGGTGGTTTAGCTGGGTTTAATCAAAGAGCGCAAGATGCTGGAGGAGTTTTACCATTAGTAAAAGCAGGTTTAACAGGTGTTATTAGTGGAATCGGTGGAATGATATCCGCTTCATTAGCTTTTATTGCAACTCCTATTGGTGCTATTATAGCGGCTATTGCTTTAACATTAGGAATTTTGGTATCTGTTTTTAAAACATTCCAGCCTGTAGTTGACAAAGCGGAACAAGCGGTCGCAGCGTTAGGGGCTGTTTTAAATGTAATTAAGAATACTGTTTTAGCAGTTGTTAATGGTACAAAATCATTAGGCGATGCTTTTAGTGGTTTGGGTAGTTCAATGTCAAGTGCTGCAAAAGAAACAGCAAATTTAACAAAGGCACAACAAGACCTTGACGACGTATTACAAGCGCAAGAGGTAACAACAGCAAGAAACCGAGCAGAAATAAATAAATTAAATGTTCAATTAAAAGATAGAACCAAAACAGAAAAGGAACGTTTAGCAATTTCAGACCAGATTATTAAAAAAGAAGAGGCAGACTTTCAACAGCGTAAAAAAATAGTAGATGAAGAGGTAAGAATTGCAAGGGGTCAAATTGCGGTTAAAGCACAATTTACAGCTGAGGAAAGAAAACTATTAAAAGAGCAAGGCATTGGTGCTAAGGAATTAGCTGAAAGTAGAGGAGGTAATTACGATAAAGAATTTGAAGCATTAAACAAAGCACGTTTAAAAGCTATAGCATTAGAAAACGAAGTATCTGTAAACGTAGAAAAGCAATATGTAAAAAGAAATAAGATTGAAGATGAAGCACAAGCAAACGCAGATAGAGCAAAAGCAGCAAGTGAAAAAGCGGCACAAGATGCACAAACTAGACGCCAAAAAGAAATCGACGATTTAATTGCAAAGTCAAATATTCAAATTGAATTATTTAAAACTACGGAATCCGCTAAACAAAAAACAGCATTAGAGACCGCAGATTTTAATAAGCAATTATTTGAAAAAGAAAACGCAAATTTAAAATTACAATACGATAAAGGTAAAATTTCAAAAGAGCAATTTGAGTTATCAAAGTTACAGCTTTCACAAAACTATGCGCAACAGCAAGCCAATACACTTTTACAATTTGCAAACGCTGAATTAAATTTATTTTTAGAAACTAACAAATCTAAATTAATAGGTGCTGAAAATTTAACCGCTGAATTAGTAGCAGAAGAAGAAAAAAGGTTAAAACTAATTGAGCAGAAAAGAATTGAAAATTTAGCAAAAGATAAAGAAGTTGACGTTGCGAAATTAGAAGCTAAAAAATTAAATAACGAACAATTAACAGTTGCTGAATTAGAATTTGAAACTGAAAGAATAAAGATTGCAAGTGAAACCGATAATACTATTCAAGCAAATAAGAAAACACTTGAGGAACAAATCAAAGCACAAAAGGCGGAGCAATTAGCAATTGACAAAGAAGTAGCTTTAGCAGAAGCAGAAACAAAAGCTGAAGAAGATGCAATAAAAGCCGAGCAAGATTACCAAACTGAAATGGCTCGTTTTACAAAATTACTAACAGATAAAAAAATAACACAAGAACAATTTGATGCGTTTAAGAAAAACGCAGATGATAAAAAAGCTGAATTAGATAACTTAAGACAAATTCAACAAGTGCAATCTGCTTTAGGTGGTTTAAATAATATTGCAGGTGCTGTTGGTTCGTTATTTGGACAATCAAAAGAATTAGCTTTGGTTCAAGCTGGTATTAATGGCGCAATGGCTATTACTTCTATTTTAGCGCAATATCCTAAATTCGATGGTGGTTTCGCAATGACAGCGGCAATAATAGCAGCAGGTGCAACAACTGTAGCACAAGTAGCAAAGATAGCAAGTGCTAAAACACCAGCTACACCAAAATTTGAAAAAGGAGGTATTCAAGAAATTGGAGGTAAAAGACATAGCGCTGGAGGTACTAAATTTTGGGGCGAAGATGGTACACAATTTGAAGCTGAAGCAGGCGAAGGAATAGGAATATTAAACCGTAATGCGTTTGCATCGTTTATGGATTTTAATAACTCACATAGTAGCGGTAGAAGTAATGGCGGTTTCTTTGCAGGTGGTGGAATTATTACACAAGGCGTACGCCCTGAAACAATGAATATTGATAACGTTGTTGATGCAATAGCGAGTATGCCAGCTCCAGTAGTTGCGGTTGAGGAAATACAAACCGTAGGCAATAGATATACTCAGGTTGTAAATGGTGCAAATTTATAGTATATTAGCAAAGTGAAAATAACAAACATTTTAAGCGGGTGGGGTAACTTCATTGAAAAAAGTGAGGTTACTGAAGCAATGGCAGAAAGTCGAGCTGCTCAATGCATTAAATGTAACGAATGTAAAGAAGGCAAACTATTGGCACTTATAAAAGATGACTTAAAAGAAATTGAAGGACATTATTGTGCATTATGTTATTGCCCTATAAGCGCAAAGATTAGAAGTGAATTAGAATTTTGTCCAAAACAATTATGGTAAACTACGATTTTTTAAAAGCTATTCCACAAAGCCAATTTTTAGAAATGGTTAGGCGTGGAATAATACACGTTAAAGTAATGGATTGGTTAGTAGTGTACGAATTTTATTTAAACGAATTGAAATTTAATAAGAAATCGGTTTCAGTAACTTACACTTCGGAAAAATATAATTGTTCAGAAAAAACTATTTTGAGAATTATTAACTTTATGGTTAATTAATATATCATTTAATTGCTTTTCAAACTCCTGATATTCGGGAGTTTTTTTATAAGCTGGTGTTTGCATTTTCTTTATAGCTCTTTTACTTTGAACAGTCAAAGAATAAACCAACGCAATAAATGAAATTATAAATAGTATCATACTCAAATTTACTTATTGATACATAGTAATTTAAGACAAATTTGTGTCTAAATGTATTGACTTCTTATACTTAATTTTGTAGGTATGGAAGGAACTATTTTTATTAACGGTCAAATCGGAACTACTGAAACCCAAAAGGGCGTGGAGTTAATCGATATAATCCAACAAGTAAAGGCACAACCTGAGGCACTTTCTTTTAGAGTACATATTAATTCAGAAGGTGGTGTTGTAGATACAGGCTTTGATATTTTCAATTACATTAAATCTTTACGCTTACCAATTACAACTGTAGGGAGTGGCTTAGTTGCTTCAATTGCTACTGTTGTGTTTATGGCTGGAGATAAAAGAATATTGACTACAGGAACTGAATTTATGATACACTCGCCAATGGGTGGTATTGATGGAACAGCAGACCAAATTGAAGAGTACGCACAAAGCGTAAGGGATTGTGAAAATAGATTGATTAAATTTTATTCACAACAAACAGGTTTAAGTGCCGACGCATTACAACCGTTATTAAAAAATGAAACTTGGCTTACAGAAGACCAAGCGACATCACTAGGATTTGCAACGTTATTAAACGAGCCAATCCTTGCAAAAGCGTATCTTAATTTAAACAATGATAAACCAATGACAAAAGAAGACAAAAGTTGGATTGAGGAAAAATTTACCTCGATTCTTAACTCGTTCAAAAAGAAGGTTGTAAATATAATTTTACAAGATGCGAACGGAGTTAGTATAGACTTTGCAGAAGTAGCAGAAGGGGAAACTCCTGAACTTGGTGCAATGGCTACAGTAGACGGACAACCTGCAGAGGGTGAGTACATTATGCCAGACGGAAGTACTTATGTATTTTCAGCGGGTGCATTACAAGAGATTAGAGTTGTAGAAGAAGATTCAGCAATGAAAGAAATTGACGAATTGAAAAGACAACTTGCGGAAAAAGAAGCTGCATTACAAGCGAACGCAACTACAATTTCAGAACAAGAGGCTCAAATTACTAACATCGTAAAAGAAGTTAAGGAATTGAAAGCTGGTATTACTTCACGTTTTAACGGAGAAGAGAAAAAAGAAAACAAAAAAGATGAAGTTATTACAAACAGCGCTTTATCTGCATTAGAAAATTTAAAAACTAAAAGACGTAAATAAAAATGGCATCAGAAATTACATCAAGTTTTGCTTTTAACAGAGATGAACTTAAAGACTGGTCAAAAGTAATTAATGAATTAACTTTTGGCGATCCTGCACTTAATGAATTACACGACATTGAGCAAGGTATTAAATACAATCAGCAAATCGTATTCGCTGGACGTATGGGATTATTAGGAAAAACCGTTACAGGTTGTACACCAAATGCAGTAGCAGGTGTTGCACTTACTGAGAAAACGTGGACACCAGTAGACAAAGACTTCAGATTAGAACATTGTTCTGCTGACGTAAACGCACAAGACAAATTGATCCGTCAAATGGCGAAAATGAATCCTGACTTTTACAATGTAATTGAAGGTTCTAACAACGTAGTAGGTAACTTCTTAGTTGCAAAAGTTGTTGAAGGATTCAACGAGAATTTAATCCGTGAGACTTGGTTTTCAGATACAGCGGCTGCTTTAACAACTGGTGCTGGTGTTTTCAAAGTAGGTACTGATTTAGGTTTCTTTAATTCTTACAACGGATTCTTTAAACAAATCTTTACTGAAATTCCAACTACAGATTCTAAATATGTAGCAATTACTAAAAATGCTGCTGCATCTTATGCTTTACAAGCTTTAGCTTCAGGTGATGCAATTGCAACTTTAAAAGCTATGTACGCAAAAGCTGATTCAAGATTGTTAGATAGTGGTTCTGCTAAATTCTATGTAACTAGAACTTTATGGGATGGTTACTTAAATGATTTAGAATCATTACAAAACTCTGGAGCTGGTAATACAATGATTAACGAAAACGGACAAGTTTCTTTAACTTACAGAGGTATTCCAGTTGTAAAAGTTGAGGTTTGGGATAGAACTATTGCAGCTTACCAAGACAATGGAACTAAATGGAACTTACCTCACAGAGCGGTTTTATCAACTCCAATGAACTTAAAAATTGGTACTTTATCAACTGACGACTTTGGTACGTTAGATGCTTTCTATGACCAATATCACAAAGTGAATGTTATCGATGCTGTTTACACTATCGATGCTAAACACTTAGAGAAATATATGACAGTAGCGGCTTATTAATTTAAGCCACTACTTAATTTTAACTTTTAAAAAATAAAAATATGCCTTGTGAAGGATTAATAACCGCAAATATTTTATTTGATTGTGATAACCCTAGTATTGGAGGTTTAGAAACTGATGTATTGTTAATCAATGCTGAAGATATAAACATTGCTACTACTACAATTAGTGCAACAAATAAAACGTTAATGACTAACCTAGCATTAAAAGCAACAAAAGTTGGCTTTTTATTGCAGGGAGTTAAACAAATCAATGGTACTAGTTACGAATTGGTTAAAAAAGAATTTGGACCAGATAAATTTAAACATATGTTTACAGGTGTTATCTTAAATCCAAGTGCTGCAAACAAATTACAAGCTACTTTACTTTCAGAAGGTGGTAAATATGTAGTTGTAGTTGAGCAAAAATGGAAAGGTGCGGCTAACGCTGATGCATTTCAAGTTTACGGATACAAATCAGGATTAGAGTTAATGACTTTGACATACAACTCAAAAGAAAACGACGGTACAATTTCATTTACTTTGGAAAGTACTGAAGGATATGAAGAGCCAATCGTACCAATGACATTATTGGAAACTGATTACGCTACTACTAAGACAGCATTCGATGCTAAATTCTTATCATAAGTGGCATGAAATGAATGTGGAACTAATTATCGGTGGGAAAACTGCCGATAATGTTCCTTATTTAAAATTATTCTTAATAGATTACAAAACAGAATTTTCTATTGAAACTGTAAACGCTGGATGTGAAAAATGTATCGTTGCATATCATAGAGAATTTATAAAAAAGTACAGCACAATGGAAAATACTTCAAATTACCAACTGCACAAAAAAAGAGAGGGCTTACAATTAGAATTTGGTGGCTCTATTTTTATCACAAATGAAAATCTTACAGACCGATACGCTGAAAAGTTAATCAAACGCTTCAAAGAAATCAATCCAAACTTTAAAATGGAGGATTTATTTGAGGTATATCCTACAAATATCACTACAGAAGTAGTAGAAGAAGCGCCAAAAAAACAAAGAAAACCACGTAAATAATGAAAGTTACAGTCTTAGACATAGTTAAAAGGCTGGTTACGTGGGATAAAAAATTAGAAATCTATCAAAATGGTGAGGATAATGCATATCCTGAGCGTATAGATAGAATTATAAACAACTCCGTAACCGCTAAAATGGCATCTGAAATGATGGTGCAATACTTAATTGGAAAAGGTTTTGGAGAGTCTGACAATTTTCAAATTAATGACAATCAAAAATTAATTGAATTTGCTATTGATGTAGCAGATAGTTTAACACGTCAAAGAGGTGTGGCTATTCATTTTGATTATAACTTAAATATTGAAGCGGTTAATCCAAAAGTTATTGATTTTACAAAAATTCGTTTAGGTAAAAAAGATAGCAACTTCTATAATGGTAAAATACTATTTAAAAACGATTGGAGCAACGCAAAAGAAAAAGAAATAACTTTTGACGTATTTAATAAAAACGTTTCTGTAGTACAATCACAAATTGAAAAAGCTGGATCTATTGAAAAATACAAAGGACAGGTTTTATATATCAATTTAGATACTAGATACTTTTATCCACTTTCACGAATAGATGCAGTTTTAAACGATTGCGATTCTGAAAGTCAAGCGGCTATTTACAAAAATATGATTTTGCGTAAAGGTTTCTTTGGTAAGCAAATTATAATGACACCTCCGTTAGTTTCAAATGATGAGCCGGAAATGCTTTTAAATGATGCTGGGGATTTGGTTCGTAATAGAGAATTTGCGAAAAGACAAGCCGAAGCGGATGAGGTTAAAAAAACAATTGAAAGTTTTATAGGTTCTGAAAATGCAGGTGGTGCTTTAATGATTGAAAGCCCTGACTTTATAAACGGAATAGATACGATATTTAAAATTCAAACTATTAGTTCGGATTTAAACGATAAAATGTTTGAGTACACTGAAAATTCAGTTAGTAAAAATATTCTTATGGCTTTTAATAACTTGCCCGTTGCTTTAGTCAAATCACCTGATAGTGCAATGTTTGGCAATAGCGGTGCAAGTTTATTAGAAGCAAAGAAAATGTATTGGGAAAACACGTCAAAAGAGCGTAATAAATTAGAAACTATTATAAACGATATTGTTCAAAATTTACCAACGTGGAATGGACAATATGTTTTTATACAACCGTTAATCGCTCCGCCAGCACCTAACAACACAATAGTATGATAACAACACCATTAATCACACGTGGCGAAATACAACAGTATAAGCAGTTAAGTAATTCAATTCATAACAATAAAATGAATGAATTAATATTGCAATCGCAAATGGTAGATTTATTACCTTTGCTTGGTGAGCAGTTGTATTACGATATTTTAAACAATACAGAAAATTATACCGAGTTATTAGATGGTAATATTTACGAATACAACGGAATAACTTATACGAATGTAGGTTTAAAAGCGGTTTTAGTGCATTATTTTTATGCAAGGTATAGTTTGTATGGCGATGTTATAGATACGGCTTTCGGTTTAAAAGAAAAGCTAAATAGCGACGTTTCTAAACAAGTGGATTATCCAATGAAAAAAACGTTATACGAACACAATTGTAACTACGCTTTTAATCTTTGGTTAAACGTAGAAAAATATATAATGAGAAACAACATTGCTTTATACATTCATTGCAATAGCGAAGTAAAAAATAAGAATTTCAGAATTTCAAGAATAGGATAAGATGAGCTGTACAAATAACAATTTTTTCAAAGACATAAAAAAAGGCGATACTTTTACGGGTTTAAAAATGACTTTTTATAACGGAACTGGTACAACTAAAACCGCTATGAACTTAACTAATTGTAAAGTTATAATTCCATTCAAAAAAGGTACAGGACAAAATGCAACGTTTTTATTTTCGAGTGAAGATGGAACGATTACAATTCCAAATCCTGCGAATGGGCAAATATTTTTACAACCTAGAGATATGAATTATCCGGCTTTTAATTATATCTTTGATGTGCAGTTAATCACTGGCGCCAACGTTAAAAAAACTTACTTTACTAACTATTGGAAAATTTGTCAAGATGTGTGAAGATGATGTAACGGTTATTATAGAACCTACAGAAAATTTAGTTACCATTGTAATTGATGACAATTGCACTCAGGTTACTATTATAGCTGAGGGATTAGGGGCGCAAGGTTTAAGCGCTTATCAAATAGCAGTTGCTAATGGCTTTGTAGGAACGGAAGCACAATGGCTAGCTAGTTTAGAAGTAAAAGGCGTACCAATAGGAGGCACAACAGGAATGCAACTATTTAAAACAAGTGCTACTGATTACGCTACTCAATGGGCGTTTAGTTGGGAATATTTAGTTGCAAATTGGAGCGTAATACCTACATTAAACGCAGCTATAACAGGTGGCGATGTGTATAATTACGAACTGAATGGAACGTTAAGATATAGATTTGTACCAACAACATACACACCAACGCAAGATGCTTTTTATACTTCTTTTAACGGTACAAGTGTTACGGGTTTAATAACTAAAAGAGGGTAGGTATGGAACGCAAAGGATATTCAGGAAGTTTTGGCGGAACAATTATCCGCAAGATATTCAGAAAAATATGGATTTTAATATTATTAATTTTAGATAAAAAATAGAAATTATGCCAGTAAATACTTGGACAACAGGAACAACAACGGGTACGCAAATGGCTACCGAATTTAATAAGGTAGCAAATGCTCTTAATACAATAGGGCAGTACTCACACGCTTCTACAGTAGCTT